ATCACTGGAGCGAAGGATCGGCCACGACACGTTGTAGCGGCCTGTATCCGTACCGAAAAAGTCGCGTAGGAACTTGGTGTCAACCGTCGGCTGCAGGCTCGGCGGAATGTCGTAGCGTCCGAAAATACCGCGAATAAACGTGCGAATCTCGTGAGTCATCTCCGCAAAGAAGGAACGGTATGTCGGGTTGAGCCTCGTTCGATCCTTGTCGATAAAGTCGATGACAATACCGGGTTTCGCCATATTGATTCCGCTGATTTTCGGGTCACGGCCAGGCACATAGCAGTAGACATCCGGGAGGATGTTGTTATCTTTACATGTCTCCGCGACAAGCTCCGAAATCGGCGTCATCTCCGCCACAAGCGCCACGTTCGGTGCGGTGTCCGCTCCTTTAGGGGTCGGCGGGACGATCACAGGGTGCATGAAAGACTGTAGGTCACGCCACTTACCAGGGTCGTTCTGGTAGTCCGCGAGTTTATAGTTGGCGATGAGCCTATGCTGGTTAGCTTGTAGGCGTACCGCGGCCTTGATGACGTAGTCTTTCATCACATGGATCGCCGGGCCTAGCGCGATGTCCCGCTTCGGGAACTGCGCGTTGAGCACCGCGAACGGACTCGGCCACGCCAGGATATGCTGTAGCCACACTTTGTCATGGTCCAGCTCCACCTTGATGGTGGACTGGGGTCCGTTGCCGGTGCGGGTGCTGCGGCTGACACGACCGGTCCAGGTTTTGATTAGGCTGCCAGCGCGGTACACCAGGAAGTGCACGAGGCACACCTGTAGATTGGACCGCATGAAATGCTTAGACCAGGCGCTGGTGCCGCCGATGGTGAAGGAGCTGGCATCAGACGAGTCCGCCTCAGACGTCCAAGTGATGGACAGGTCCGACCAGTCGCCGACGTCGCCGAGGTAGCGCGCGGTGCCGTCGCGGACTTCGATCCGTACCGTGTACTCGTTGTCGGACTCTACGGACTGCCTCCGCTGGTGGAGACTGGTTTGGTTGAAAAATTCGCTTATGTCCATGACGTGAACTCCGGCGAGTATTTAAGACGCGGCAGGCCATCCCCGGAGCGGGTTTCATCCGTCACGTGACGAATCTCCAGGGTGTTCATGGTTTGCGGCTCCAAACAGAAACGAGGCCGCTGGCCAACCATACTTGGCCACAGGTTCACAATAGTGCCATTTTTCTGGCGCTTGAGGAACGTCGGGTTCTTCGGGTTGTAGTCGAGTTTGGCGACCTCACCCTCGGCCAGGCCGGGGGTGCGCAGGTTCGGCTGTTCATAGCCCAGCGAAAATTCCCACTGGCCGGGGCCAGGTAGGTACAGCTCCGGGTACACCCGCGGCGCCGTCGACGCATTAAAGAACGTCACCCGGTAACGCTTGCCGCCAACAGGCTTGAAAACCTTTTCTTCACGGTAGCCGAAGAAGTATGCCGCGTCGGACGTCCAACCCCACTCCATGCCTTTGATGGTGTTGTGCAGGCCCCAGTCCTTCTCAATGGTGCCCTGCCCCGCACCCTCAGCGGCCATAGCCGACAAGTAGCGGGGCTCGCGTCCGCGGGTAAGGAACCACAGGCGACCAGGTGAGCCGTGCTGGTGGTTTGCGTACCAGCGGTCTTTGTTGCGGTACAGGTCGGCAACATCCTCGCCGAAAATGTTGATCGACGCTTTGATGTTGCGGCGGGTGGCCACCGCCGACACGAACTGTGAGCCGGGGGTGTTCGCGTCGGCGTCGTAGCGGTACTCGGTCACCGGCAGCTCAAGGCCGTCCATTCCGGGGGCCAGTTCGACCCCCAGGTTAGCACGGTAGGCTTTGGGGCCCGAAAGGAAGAAGCGGTCGCCGTTGACCCACTTGGAGCCGTCCCATGTGGGTGGCCCCTGGTAGATAATCCATGTGGGCTGGTCGGTTTTCAATGTCACCTCGTCCTAATCGTCTGTCGGCGCTGCTGCTGGTATTGCATGTGGTTGACCGTGTTAATCAACTCGCCGCGCGACATACCAGTGTTGATGGTTCCGATGAACGGAGCCTCACGGCCCGCTCCAATGGAGCCACTGGCCACAGTCTCAACGGCAGCTGCGATGGCTCCGGGAATGAAGCCCTCCAGGTCCGTCTTCAACTGCTTGTCCTGTTGGTTGGAAATAACAGCGACGTTGTGCGCCAGGCCGGAAGGGTCACCGGCGGCTGCCGCCTGCCACGCGGGGATCGCAGCAGCGATCTCCTCTTGACTTGATTTTACAACGTCGTAGAAGGTGACCATTTCGCTGGCCAGGGCACCAAGGCCGGTAACGGAGCCAAGCTGCTTGACGGTTTCCTTGCCGACCTTCTCTTCAGTGGTTTCCTCACGAGCGTAAGGATTGGTACCGTCGTCGCCGAGAACTTTGTACCCGTAGTAGTACTCCCCGGATTCCTTCAGCTTCGCAATCCGCTGGTCCTCGGCCTGCTCCTCCTTGCGAATCCGCTCCTCATCGGCGTTCAGCTCCTTGCGTAGAGCCTCATCCTCCTCCTTGTGGCGAGCCTCCACCGCTTTCTTCTGCTCGTCGTTGAGGTCTTTGAGCTCTTCCTCGTGGCGCTTACGAAGCTCCTCCTGCTTCTTCTTGTCGGCCTCCTCCGTGGCTTTCTTGCGTTCCTCACGAGCAGCATCGCGAGCCTTCTGCTTGGCTTCGTCCTCTTCTTTATCCAGGCGCTCCTTGGCGGCCTTCTCGGCAGCCAGGTACACGCTCGGGTCGGCGGAAGCCTCAAGGGTCTTCGACAGGGCGTAGTTTCCGCGTTCAAAAGCCTTGTTGATTTCACCCTGGTCACCCTGGACAATCTTGTTCAGGTCAACCGGGTCTAGCTTCATGGTGCCGTCGATGCGGGACTTGAACACGTCGTGCAGGGAGCCTGAGATGCGGTCAACCTGGTCGTCACGGTACTTGGCCATGTCGCCACGGATACCTTGGATGCCCAGGTTCAGGCGTCGGAAGCCTTCCTGCAAGTCGTAGGGCTGGCGCTGGTACGCGGAGATCATGGCGGGCATGAGTTCGAACACGAAAGCATTGAATGCGCGGGTTTGTGCAGGGGACAGCACTCGCTCTGGTTCTAGCGTGTACTTCGGCATGTAGCCGATACCCAGGGCCTCGCCGCCGCTGTCGTAGCCGTGGCCGTGGCCCCACATGGAAGTCAAGTCGTTGCCGTACTTCGACTTGTAGTAGCGCAGGGCTGCGTTCATGTTGGCCCACGGGTCACGCCGGTCATCCGGGAGAGACGGATCACGGTACGAGGCAAACGTGCCGGGGATGATCTGCAACAGGCCGACGCCAGCACTGTCACCAGTGCCGTTGACGTCAACGATCTGCTGCGAGATTCCTGGGTTACCACCAGACTCGGACTGAATCTGCTTCAGCATGGCGTTGACCTGCGCGGGGTCGTCGGCGTTGAACCCGTTGCGGCGCATGGCCTCCATCGCCATTTCACGCCACGACTCAACGTCGCCGGACACGCCGCCAGCGCCATCGTAGGAGCCAGCACCGCCGCCGAAGCGCGGAATCTTGCTGAAGATGAAGTCTTTGACGCCGTCCAGAACCTTGTTGGTGAGAGCGTGCATGGCTTGGCCAGCAATACCGGCGAAGCCTTTCATCTGGTCGCGGATCGGATCGAAGGCTCCGCCAATAGCTTCCTTGATCTTATTGAACATGCGGGACCAGAAGCCGCCGCCGTTGCCGCCATTACCACCGGAGATGAACTCACCAAGGTAGTCGGCTAGGGTGTAGTGCAGGCTGAACAGGGGGTTGTCGGAGCCGCGTGCTCCGCCGCCGATCTGCACGCCGTGGTCACCAGCGGACTCGATGTTGACGCCGTCGATGGTTCCGGCCATGTGTGAGTTGGGGCCACCGCCACCACGCATAATGCCGATGGTGACGCGACCATCGAGACCCGGCTTGAAGCCGAACTGTTCGAACGCAGATTCGGTGCTGAACAGACGGCCTGCGCGAAGGTCTCGTCCGTTGAGGAAGTTAACAACACCGGACCAAATGCCAGAGCAGTCCCACGATGGATTGCCATCGCCACCGTATTGATACGGCTTACCATTCTCAGGCTTCAGAGCCTCGAACAAAGCTGCGATTCGACCGTCAAGGTCGACAACACCGCCGTTGGCGTAGGCTGCACCCTCACCAAGCATCCGCTGGACGCCTTTAACACCCCGTTTGCGGGCCACACTGTTCATAGCCTCAACGGCAGCGGGGCCACCAACAGCCTTGGTCCATTCGGGGCGCATGATGGCTTCGCCGCCGGACAAGGCCAGGCTGCCGCCGGTTGGGCTCCAGAACTTGTGCGGGTCGCGTCCTGGGCTGTAGCCAGGCATCACACCACCCGTGGCAAAGCGCATCTCATCCACGGCTGGCACCGGAGCCAGGTTACCTAACTTACCACCAAGGAACTTGTCATTGATGTGGTTCCAGGTACCAACAATGCCTTTGTTCACGACGATGTCGATGAACGCGCGAACCGGGTCGGCGAAGATTTTCTTCAGTAGGTTCCAGTGGTTCTTGATGCCGTCGACGCCAGCTTTGAAGATATCCTTCAGCCAGTCGATGGCTGGCTGGAAAATATGGTCAACAACCCAACGGAAGCCGTCGCCGGTTTTGCGTAGCGAGTCGCCAAGGAAGTTGAAGTAGGGGACAACGAGGTTGTTGACGACCCAGCCGATGGCGTCCGCGAGTTTATGGAAAGACCAATCCATGAAGTCGAACACCGGTGCGATGACGTTGCGGATTGCGAACCCGATTACTGCGGAGATGATGTCCCAGGCGGCCTTGATTACATCGACAAGGAAGTTCATGGCCGGAACGAGGATCGCCGAAGCTGCGTTAGCAATCGACACGATCATGCTCACTAGTGGAGGAATCAGCGGAACTACCCAGTTAATTGCCTCAACCAGGGCCTGTCCGATAAGACCAATGAGTCGACCAATCGGGTCCAGGAGCGGTATCACTGCTCCCAGGATTTGCCCAAGGCCGTCTGAAATCACCGGCATGACCGGGGCCAGCGCGTTCAGGATGTTGAGGATCGCGTTACCCAGGATTTCCGCCAGCGGCTGTAGGGCGTTGACCAGCTGCACGATCACAGAATCATGGCCGGTGAACAGCGGGGCCAAAACTTCAAGAATCTTGGCGCCAATCTGGCCAATCAGGTCAAACACCGTTGTCACCACAGGCATGATTTGGGTGAGGGTGTTCACCGTCGACGCGATGATCGGCGACATGGCGACGAAGATTTGGCCGAGGGCATTACCGACCGCCTCGAATACAGGTTTCATAGCCTCCATTGCGGGGCCAAGCGACTCGATGATGGGGGTGAGAGCCTGCGCCAAGCCTTGGCCAGCCAGGGACAGGCCGTTGACCAAGCCTTCAATCAGCGGAGCTACAGCCGCGCCAAGCGCAGAGAGCGCAGGTGCGAAGCTTGCCAGCATGTCACCAAAGGCGCGACCAACGCTGTCCGCGACGTCCCTCACAGGCTGCAAACCCTCAGCGAGACCGCCGAGTGCAGCTGCAAGACCGGGAATAGCACCCGCGGCGAAGTCAGCGAGAGTGCCGCCGACCGTCGTCACAATCGACAATACAGGACCAAGAACCTGTCCAAGCTGCGATGCCGCTGCCGTAGCAGACTGCATGAAGCTCAGGAGCTGCGCGTAACCCTGCGTACCCTCGTCGGTGGCTGCCTTAAGCTGTTGTGCGGCTGCCGCCATACCGGCGAGCATCCCACCTCCGCCTTCCTGGCCAGCGTGAAGGATGTTACCTAGTGTTCCGAAGACGCCGCCGAGGATGTCTTTCAGGTAGCCTGCGTTGCGGATTGCGGACTGAATCATCTCGTCGAAGCGGGACATCCCCGTGGTGGGGTCAACCTCCTTCAAGCTTTCAGCCCACTCGCGGAAACGCTGGGAAGCGTCCGCGAAGTACTGGCCAAGCGGACCCATGAACTTGGCACCCTGCTCCGCAAGTGAACCAAATGCCGCGATCATGTTTGCCAGGACTGGCCGCATCGCCGCCGCCATTTCACTAGCCCCGCGTACAATCTCCGCAACGCCGGATTTGGCTGCGGGGGAGGCGATCTCGGCGAAGGCTAGCTTCAGCGCAGAGTTCCAGTGGGTTGCGATGTTCAGCATCCCGGCGCCGAACTCAGGGATGACGTTTTGGAACGCGTCCCGGATCGACGGGCCGAGGTTGTCCAGTAACCGCTCCTGAGTGAGCTTCTTAAGTTCACGCCACGCCGGAGAGACTTCACGCAGGCTACGCGCCACGTTCTGTACCGACGGCGCCATGCCTTGAATGGCCTTCTCGAACTCCTCAGCGGACTCGGTGTTGAAGGCGGCGCTTATGCCCGCCTTAACATCTTTTAAGCCAACCTTAAGGACTGCAAAGCTGATTCCGGCCATACCAATGAGAGCCGGTGTGGCCAGCGCCGCACCTTGTGCGACGCTCACGAGCGCACCACCGATAGCTAGCACGCCGCCGATCACAGCTTGTCCGCCGAGGGCGGCGAGGCCAGCACCCAAGGCAACCACGGCAGGAAGCAGGGTTGCCCCGATCATCTGCGCGACCTTGGAGAACGCACCCAGCGCGATCTGGCTGAAACCTAAAACGTAGGCCCCGGCACGACCGAATCCTGCACGCAGTGACCTGAACAGGACATTCGAGTTACCGAGGAACCGTGCGAACCCGCGACCAGCGCGGTTGAGGCTAGGCAGCAGGGTTTCCGAAATCTTATTGCCAAGTCCGGTGGCCACGCCGCGAGCCGAAGCTAGGCCGCGCTGCAGGCCGCGCGCGATGCGGGTGTTGCCTATGCGGTACATGGCGTTGGACACGTTATGCCACACCGGGGAGTCAACGAGCCCGCGGGAGATAGTGCTAGCCATGCGATGACCTATCCCACTCAGCTTGGTTATTGCTGGCCGCACCTTGTCGCCGAGGGTGTCAATAGCGTAGAAGTACCCCAACTGCAGCTGTCGGGCTAGGGCCGCGGGGAAGTTACGCGGGATCAAAGCGTCGACGTCAATACCGGCCAAGCGCAGTGACTTGAGAGGGTTGAGGTTCGCGATGGCCCCCTGCATGACGTTACGCAAGTTAATGAAGTGCGCAGACAAGGAGGACACGGCCTTTTCGACCTGGTTGAGGCCGAAGTTTTTCATGGCGGAGCCGAACTCCTGGACTTTGTCTCTGGCATCGAGAAGCTTGTTGGTAAAGAAGATTTGGAAGCGGGACCCAGCCTCTATGGCTCCACGCTGGAAGGACTGGAACTCCAGGAGGCTACGCATCCGCATGTCGTGCATGGCCGCATGGACTCGGCGAACTCCGTTGATGAGAGGGTCAAAGGATTCGGCTGCCGAAGCAACGGCCGAGCGAATCCGAGCCGCGTTCTGCGACATCCTCTGAGCGCCTTTAGCAAAGAGCTCGTTGAAGCTGTTCGAGCCGTTGATTGCGCTGCCGAGGTCGTCGAACGGCTTGCGCATGAGACGACCTAGCTTCACCGTGAAGTTAACGTAGGGGTCGTAGATGCGTCGGATACCGGCCTCAAATTGGTCGTCCATGAGTTTGAGTAGCTTCGGCACAAAGTTGAGGGCGTTCCATTCGGACTCTAATTTCTTTGGGTCCGGAAGCTGAATCTTCGGCGCGGAGACGACCTGCTCTAGTGGTGACTTCGTCGGGGCGTCGACAACCAGGCGGTACACTAGGTCGGTGTTGTCATGCTTGGCTTTGAAGTCTTTGAGCTCATCATCGGCCCAGTTTCGGTCCACATCCACATACATGTGAATGCGATCGTTCTCCTCGCGTAGTTTCTCGACGTCGCGTCGTGCGTCGCGCAGTGAACCCTCGTCCACGTCGACGTCGACGAAAATAGGTGTGCGCTCAATGTCGGCGACGAGTTGTGCGTACTCGGCCCACGCTTCGTTGGTGTTGAGGTGGACGTCAATGTTAACCTTGCGACCGTCCATCCGGTCGATGCGCTTCTCCGCAAGGGTTAATTCGCGGTCGTCGACCTGTAGTTCGACTTCTAGTTGGCTGGCTTCTTTCTTGGCTTTTGCCATGATAGCGCGCAGCTCTGTGTGAAAATGCTTAGCATTGGGAAAGATGCGGACGGCACCTTCACCCACGACAAAAGCCATGTGTTCTCCTTTAAAAAGCAAAAAGACCGTCGTAAGACGGTCTTTAATCTAAAACCCCATCTGTTCAAGGAGGCCGTGGGCTTTCTTCTCCTCGAAGGAGTCAAGCCTCTCTTTAACCATCCGCTCCCTGGCGGTAATTGGTCTGTTTCTCCGCTCGAACTTTCTACTGTCGCTCTTCTTCGACAGCATCCCGACAATCGTGAATCGGAGGGCATCGATGCTGTCAGCAATCTGCGTCAACATCTCGATCTCGTGGGTCCAACCCTCCGGGGACACTTCTCCGACAGCGGCGTCCCTGTCGTCCTCCAGCATCCGCTTCAGGTCCAGCTCGGACAAGCTGGCTGCGTACTTCCTGGCCTCATCCTCGTCACTGGTGATTGCCGTCTTGAATTTCAGGTGGGCAGGAAGCTGCAGAATCAGCGAATACAGTATGTCGAAGCTACTGAGTGGGGGGACGTAGTCAACTAAATCCGCTCCGTAGTAGACACGAAAATCATGGAGCAGTTCGTTGGCGTACTTGTCAACTAGGTCCGAGATTGCTCGGATTTTCCCAAACCACCCTCAACACCCCAGAAGTTCCACATGTCTTCAGTGAGGGCGGCGAAAAACTCAAACTGTTGGTGAGTGGAGTCGATTTCCTCCATGAGGCGGCGGTAACCGGCCTGGTCGTCCGCCATGAAGTTGCGGAGCATCACCGTCGGGCTGGCCTCCGGGTTTTCCATCGATAGGGCGACCTTGATACCGTCCGGGTAGGGTATTTTGATTTCAGTGCCGTCGCTCAATGTGAGCACATACGGTTCGCGGGTTTTGACTCGTGAACGCTTTACTCGGCGCTCCGCCTCTTGTGCGAGGCTTTCGAAAGATACAGCCATTTACGTCTCCTATGCTGCAATGTAGGCCGCGGAAAACTCGATCCCGCGGTAGGTGTATTCCGAGACCGAACCGGTGATTCGGCCTCCTGTTCCAATGTTAACCCAGCCCCCAGAAGCCACTCTTCCTCCTCCGTAGGCTTCCCACACCCAAGCCGCATGAACGTGCACGTCCGCCATCGGACGGGCCCACTGCGGAGTGTTGATCCCCTCTAGGTCTGAAGTTTTTACGCTATTAGACACGGTTGTCACGAACACTAGGTCTCCGCGGCGCATGAACCGGACACCGTTGATGGTTTGGTCCTGCCGGACCTGCTGCTGCCCCTGCTTGGCTTCCTGGATTTTGCGCTCAAGGTCCGCGTCCTTGGCGTTAAATCCGTTGATGATCATTTCCATCTGACGCTTGTTGACGGCGTCATCCGGCTCGGAAGCATCCCCAACCCGCAAACGGCCTCCAGCGTAGCGCTGTGCCGCTGTGTTGTCGGTTACGGCTGCTGACACCATGTTTTTCGGCATGGCGGCATCCGCCACGGCACGCGCGTCGCTGGCTGCCTTCTTTGCCTCCTCGACGCGGGCTTTCACGTCGCCGAGGGTCTTATACCCCTCCGGCGGATTAACAAAAACTTTTTTGACCTCATTGGTAAGGGTTTGTGCGGCGGCGTTGACGGCGGCATTAACCCGGTCTTGGATGCGCTTCATCTCCGCCAGATTTCCGTCTGTTTTGCGTATCTCAGCTGCCGCGGCCTCCGTAGCCGCCTTCTTTGCTGCTTCGACCGCTGCCGCGACTTTCTTCTCCGAGTCCGCGAGGTTGCGGGAAGCCGTGGTCGCTGTATTAGCCAGGTCGCGTTTCGCGGCTTCAAAAGTGTTACCGAAGTCGCGCATCTTCTGCGCGGTGGCTCGCTCAAAGTTTTCCGAAGCTTGACGAGCAGAACGTGCGGACGCATCAATACTGGTTGTCGCGTTGTTGGCCGCGTCGACGATCTGCTTGTTCAACGCCAGGGACTCCTTGGCGTCAACAATAATCCGGTAGTTTTGGTCCCACCAGTCCATGATTGATGTGAAGGCGCGACTCGCCTCATCCCTGCGCTGAGCATCCTGGATGAGACGGTCCACCTCTTGGCTCTGGGCCTTGATCACCTGGTCGAGGAGAACCTTTTGCTCGGAGATGGAACCAATGCGCTCTAAGGCTTTAATGAGGTCGCGCTTGTCACCAATGACTTCGGACACGTCGGCCCGGAAGTCGGACAGGGACCAACCCTCGTCAGGGCGTGCGGCAGCCTCCAGCGCTTCGACTCGCTTCTCTAAACTCATGGTCCTCCTCAACCCGATTCTGCTCTTATTCTACCCGGTCAGCGGAACAGAGGTTTTCCACTCCTGCACCTGGTCGGTTTCAACCTGGCCCTTGAATGGTTCCTTGAGGAAATCCTCACGGTCGACGGCGTTGCCGTAAACCTGGTTGAAGCCGTGGTTTTGTCCTTGAACCTTGATGAAGTGGTGGAGAATCTTCGCGCGACCAGCGTAAACGTTGTTGGCCACAACGCAGCGCTTGGCCTTTGCGAAACGCACCACCGCGTACTCGAAGGTGCCTCGGTCGGGCCGCTTCTCGTTCTCCAGCGCAAGGTCGTAGAACAGGTTGCCGATGACACGGGTACCGACGGCAGCCTGGAAATCCGCGTCGTCGGAGCCAACCGACACACCGAAGTTCCAGCCCTGGTACACGGTGTTGCCTTCGAACAGGCATCCGCTTCCCGAGAGGGAGGTGCCGTTGTCGAACGACCACAGGTGATTGCCGCGGACAATGATGTTGTCGCAGCCCTTGGTGAAACCAATCGGCTCGAAAGCCGTGGTGGATTCCGCTGTGCCGATGGAGGAGCCTTCGATGGTGACACGGCTAGGGCCAACACCCGCTGCCGAATCGAACACGCCGCCGACACCCATGCCGCCTTTCACACCTTTGATGCGTAGACCAAACATGGAAACATCGTTGACGTTGCCCTTCAGTTGGATACCAAAACCGGTGGTCTTGTCGGCAAGGCCAGAGCCGTCAATGTCGACGTCGCGGAATCGAATACTGGAGCCATCCAGGCCCTTCGGGTTGTCCTTGACCGCTGCGGACTGGTGCAGGATGCCGTTGGCTCCCGCGTTGGTGATCAGCAGGTCGATGTAGTCCATCAGCATGGCGTTCGACACCTGGAATGCGTTGCGCTCCGGGTCGCCGCTCTTCCAGTCCATGTTGACCGCGAAGCCCTGCAGGGTGGAGCGGTGGCTATTGGAGCCGGAGGTCACGAGGAACGGAACCTGCGTTGCCGACTTGTCGTAATCCAACTGTGTCAGGTTGCGGCCCGCACCAACAATCTTCTTCCCGGCGATCTTGTCCATCGTGACGGTCTTGATCTTGTGCTTGCCGGATGGAATCTTGATGGTGTGAATGTTGGGGGCATTCACAGCCTTCTGCAGGTTGGCGGTAATATCCCCGCCAACAACCTCGCCGAGCGCCGAGTCATGTACCCAGATGGCGCCAGGGTCGCCGGTGGCGATGACCTGCTCAACTGGCTCCTCTTGGCGGCGGCACCAGCGGAACTGCATGGCGCGGTACTTCTCGCTAGGCACGGAGTCCCAGGGGTTGTTATCCTGGTTTTCGCTGCCCTCAACGCCGCTGAACGTATCATCGGTCGCATAGAAGAAACCGACGTTGCTGACATCCGCCTTGGCCAGAACCTTGCGCAGCTGGTCAACAGACTCCAGGTTGTGGATTGTGTGGATGAACCGCAGAGGGGATTCCGCGCGGTAGTGGTCGGGGGTGACCGGTGCGGCGGCGTCATCCAGGTATGCGGAGGCGGCCTTTTCGAACGACATGAGGATGTCGGCGCACTCCAAGATTTCAGGCTTGGTGTTGGTGCCGGGGTTGCCTACAACCAGGAAGCCTTTACCGAATTCGGCTTTGATCTTCTTGTACAAATCCTTATACTGGTCGATCAAGGCAGCCTCAGACGGGGCCCAGCCGTTGATCATTTCGTCCAGGAAGACACCCTCAAGCTTGTACGCTTCCTGATACTTGCGAATCTCCGCCAGAACGTCGTCGACGGACTTGGTACCTTTGATGGTGCGCACGTAGCCAACGCCGGGAACGTTCTTGTTCTTCAGCTGCGTTGTCAGGTCGGTGAAGTCAGGCTCGACCTTGTCGCCGAATCCGCTTCGGGGGTTGATTATGACGAAGCCAATGATGTCGAGGTTGCCGAAGATATAGTCCCACTTAGAACCGGGCTGGCGCTGGTCGGCCCACCAGTAGGTGACAGGACACCAATAGCGCTGACCAGCATTAAACCAGCGGAATGGGTCTTCCGACGGAGCGCCACCGGTCGGTGCGGGACCGTCGCCTTCGGCTAGCTTCGACTTGATGGCGGCGTCGACTATTTCCCGAATCTTCGCCTCGTCGACAGGGGAAGCGGGTGCTGCTGGGGTACCATCTCCTGCGGGAGCCGGGGCAGCTTTAGCCAGTTCCGCCTTGACCAGGTTTTCGACCGTGGTGCTGAAATCAGCTGGGAGTTCCGCCGGGGGGAGGTGCGAGATTCGCTCCTGTACGGCTTTAGTTACCGCTGCGGCAAGAGAGTCCTCCTGGACGGCGACCGGGTTGGCCTCCAGGTAGCTGCGCACAGCGGGAGCGATGTCCTCCGCGGTAGGCTTAGCTGGGGCCGCGATGCCCTCGATCTTCTTGTCCAGTTCGGCCTGCTTGGCCTGCACGCCGGTGACGGATTCCGCGGCGGCCTGCGCCAGGGTGTGTGCGCCACTGATTCCTTGCTCCATATGCGTGAAGCGCGCGGCTGATGCGGGGTGTTGGGTTGAGTTGTCTTTCCACTCCTGTGGGGTGTAAGCCAATTTGGGTATCTCCTAAAGGTATGATTTACGGTGACGTGACCGCATTTGGGGATGTAACAGCGTTGGGGCTGGTCACGCGTAAAACGTTCGCAGCCCCAGGTGTTACGGCTGGTGGGATAACCGGGGGAGACGTTACTCCAGTTACCCCACCACGAAACCCATGTCAGCAGCTAGGGCTTTCCAGCCCTCACCACCGAACACGTGTTTGACGGCGTAGTCGAGCTCGTCGTCACGGGAAGCCTTCAAGGTCACTGAGTAGGAAATCTCAGAATCCGCGGACCAGGCGTTCTCCTGAACTTCGGACACGATAGCCTTCGGCATGACCTTAATGATGTAGATCGGAAGATCGTTGTACGAGTCCTCGGCGATGTACAGCATACGGCGGTAGCGCGCCTTCGGGATGTTGTCCTGGGTGAAGGACAGCTCCGAGTTGGCGCCGATCTTTGCCTTGGAGAGGTCCACGTTGTAGTAGAACTCAAGGGAACCCTTGGAGGTTTCCTGCATGACGAACGCCGCGGACGTAACGTCTTTAGTGAAGTCAGTGCGGGTCGGCTCCTGAGCACCAAACGACTCGACGTCGGACTGCTCGGTCTCACGGGAGAAGTTAATGCCCGAGGACTTCTGCAGCCAGCCGAGAGAGAAGTAGCCCATGTTGCGGAAGTTCACCAGTTTGGCATCATCCGTGAAGAAGACTTCCGGCACGGGAACCGTCATGGGAGCGAACAACACAACGCCGCCGAGGGCCTTGCGAATCAGCTTACCCTTGGCCTGACGCAGGGAATCCAGGTCGGTGGAACCCGCGGCGGCAGGGTTCTGGGTTTGGGTGATGTCCTCGACCTTGTAGTTCTCGCCGGAAGCCTTACCCTGGACATTGGCGTCGTCGACGGCAAGAGTAGCGGCTTTTACAACAATGGTGAAAGGACCACCGGTGCTGCCACGAACAGTGGCCTCATCCTCGCCGGAGACGGCACGAATCGCAGCCTGGATGGTGCTGGCGGAACCCGGAGCCGAAATGGCGCCGGTGGCTGTGCCACCAACGTTAAGTGTGAAAGAACCTGACAGGCTGCCTGCAGGCAGTGTCAGCTTAAAAGTTGCCATACTTGGCTCCTCCTAGTACTAGTTATGCCCAGCGAACACGGGCATGGAGTTCAAAAGCCTTCTCCACCTCGAAATCATCATCGAGGCGAGTGGCTTGCTGCTCAGCGCCGGAGATTTCGCGAGCGTTGTCCACGTAGAACCCAGCCCAACTATGCCTCGGCGCGGCAAGTATTCTTTTTGTCGCCTCCCCAGCCAGCCACATGGCCCTAGCCCGGTCCTTCGCAATGAACGACAGCTCAACACTGGAAATGTCGGTGAAGGAGTCAGTCAGGTAGCCTGCGTCCCGATGGAGAAGGATGTAGTCGAAGTCTTTAATTTTGTAGCGACGCTTCGCGGTGGTCATGTTCTCGAAGCGGTCGAAAGCTTTTTCCCTTGAGGTGCCGATCTGTTTCGGGCCAACCAGGTCTTCCAGTATGGCCGCCACAATGCGCTCCCAGTCGGGCATGGTGTAGTCATCCAACAGCCTCCACCTCCCTCATGGCTTTACTCAGCGCCTTGGCTCGCTTCTCTTTCGCAATGAGTGCTGGCCAGAAGCGCTCCGGGTTTGTTGAGTAAATCTCAAACGTAGCACGGTCAACTTGGACGCCGCCGGGGATTACTTTGCGCACCCGCAGAGTGTCACGCAACCGCTGATCCCGCTCACCGTCGTGGCGCTCGCCTATCGCCTTCTTCAGCGCCTTCTTCGTGGCCCAGGCTTTACGGAACAATTCCGCACGGAGGGCCGGGCTGTTCAACATCAACTGCCCCATGCCGTAGAAGTCGGAGAAGTACAGAACACCTGGACGCCGACCGGAGGCTTGCCTGTCTAGGCGCTTCTGGTTGAAGGAGTCGTTGATTTTGGTTACGTCATACCTAGGTGTAATCGACATGCTTCACCTCCACCCTCGCCAGAAACACTTCTTTACCGCCGACAACGTGCGTCCACGGCGACACGTAGTCGTTGTGCGCTTCACCCTCGACAATGTAAACCTGCTGCGACCCGTCATAAGCAGTGAAAACAACCAGATCATCCGTGCGAATGTCGTCGGTTGGATCGCAGTACATGGTTTTACCGTCGTAGGTTCCGCGGTTGTTGGCTTGCGTCGTTGTCAAATCTTGAGTTGTACGCGGCGCCACCACGGCGCCGTAAATCTTGTGGTGGAACTCGGAACCCGCCAGGGCACCGGCGACGTACTCCTGGTCGCCGAAATCATCCTGGTCGTAGTCCTGAAACTGGTTTCGTTTGCGCCGCCAGATTTCGACGTCACCGGAGAAACCAGCCCTGAAAGCAATAGAGCTCATCGGTACCCCCTCCATCCGCGACGTGGCTTAGCCACCCGCGCGAAGGGGGTTTTCATGCGGGCCGACAAGGTTTTAGTCTTGTTGTAGCCCTGTAGCAGCAGAGCAATCTGCTCTAGTTCTTCCCGACTGAACCAGGCTTTACCGGGGTCTTCACTGTCGTAGCGACTGTAGGCGAACGGCCCCATTGTCTCGGATGAGAAACCGTCCGGGTTTTGCGCGATTTTGCGCGCGGCGTTGGTTACCGCTGCCTCGACGAATAGTCGCAGCGGAGCATCCTCCGGCGAGGCGTCAAAAGCTGGCTTCAGCGTCGGAAAGCGACCAGAAAGCCAGGCGGAAATCATCTCCAGGTACGCCTGAAGTTGGGCTAGGCGTTTACCCTCGACCGTGCCTTTGGTCACGAACAACGCCACCCGCTCGGCAGGGACATAGGTAAACGCCAATTAACTAGCCTTCCTCAGACTCATCCGCGCCAAGCTGGCTAGCCAGCTCGGGGATGGATTCGATTACTTCTTCGATGATTTCGTCACGGCTCATGCTGGCCGGGATCACGAGGCCCTTGGATTCCGCGAAGTTCTTCCACGTTGCCTTAGCGGCGTTGCGCTTCGGAACTTCCAGCTCAGCCTCGGGTGCTGGCTCCGGCTCAGGGGTGCCCTGCGGCAGGTCCGCCGGGCCGTCCTGGGCCACGACAGGTTCGCGTTCCGGGGCCTCGGTGAACAAGTGGTCACCCAGCATCGGAACGGCCCAGTCGGGGGCCTCCGTGCCCGCCATGAGGCACACCAGTTCGCCAACCGCGCTGGCCTGGCGGACCACTGTGTTGTGCAGGAGGGTTTTCGCCAATTAGATCACCTTGGCTTTGAGGGTGAGGTTCGGTCGGAAGACCACAGGCAACGCAATCGCGTCGGCCTGAATCTCCAGGTTCTTCCAGTTGCCGCGCTCAATGACGCCAGCAACAATGCCCGGCAGATCGCCCTCGTGTTCGAAGCCACCAGAGTAGTGAGTGAATCCGCTCATCTGGGAGGACATGGTCTGGCCCCACAGGGTCTTACCCAGCGCAGAGGAGCCGGGAGTGTCGGCTTTGCCTTCCTTGCTAGTGAAGATGATGCTGTCCAGGGGAAGAAGATTCTTCACCTCAACCTGGCCGTTGCTCAGGTTGTTTTGGCGATACTTGCGGACAGGGGTGATGCGAACCTCGGGGAGGTCGAACATGCTTGCCATTGTGGCAGCCAGGGTGGATTCATTGATGCGACCCATCGAAGCGTCGGTGAGGGCAACCACAAACTGGTTCTGGTTGTACTTGGCCTGCTTGATGACTACAGGGTGGCGCATCAGCTTACGGGCAACACCTTCAGGAATCCACACCAGCTCAGGCTTTTTGCGGTTTTCCTCGCGGTAGAGATCAACCAGGGAAGCCATGTACTCCAGCGGATCGGAGGTGTCATCCGACCACAGCTTCGGGGCCGTGGTGGTGAACTCGGCTTTGCGATCAAAGTCGATTTCCTCGGTGCCCGCGTTCAGCATCTGCAGCTGAATCTTGCCGTCGGCGATGGCCTGGCCACGTAGAACATCCATTGTCGCAGCGATAGCGCGGGTGGCTTCACGCACAAGGTTCTCGGCCTTGGCGTTCAGAGCGTCAGTGGTGTCGCGCTGTGCCTTGAGGAGGGTCTTTTCGTCCAAGACGTAGTTGCGACCCAGGGGCTGAATCTCGCCACGTGCGGTCTGGCGGCCACCCTTAGTGGCGGACGTCAGGTTACCGTCGAACGTACGGAAATCCGCAATAACCAGTTCGTCCGGTTCACCATAGTCGACCTCGAACTCCAGGTCTTGGGTGAACTCGGAAGGCAGCAGGGCTGCGAGTTCCGCTTCTTTTGTTTCGTACAGAGCGTGCTCGGTACGCGCGATGGTGGTTAGGCGCTCGGGGGTGAGCGCGTCGCGTGTTACTTCTTTGAGATCACGAATCATTTAAGCCTCGTTTCCTTTAACCAGGGTGATGTTGCTGTTGACTGCAAGGTCGGCTTCTGTGACCTTGATCGGGAGGTAGATCGCGTAGACGATACCGGAGACAACGACACCGGAGTAGTAGTGGTTAAAGAACTCTTCGCTCTGCAAGTCGCGGGTCTCGCCGGGGGAAATAACAAAGCCGTCGACCTTTTTACCAGCACCCTTGGCGGTGTCAGTGAAAAGCTTGTAGTTGTCGCCGTCCTTGTACACGGGGATGCCGGACTTGATCCAGCGGCCCACCTTGTGGGGGCCGTCTTTCTTCAGGTCTTCGTCAATCAGGATGCGTCCGTTGAGGGAGTTGTTGACAGTGTCAATGTTCCCCATCCATCGACGATCCTCAATTGACGGTAGTGTAGGGTCTACACGCAACCCTTTACGGGAGGGGATAGTCGCCAAAATATGCTCCTATGATGGTAGGTACTTGCCGATCCCGCTCGGGGCCGACGTGCTGGCGGGCTTACTCTTCTTCGGAGGCGTCTTGGTTGCCACGGCTTTGAAAGCCAGGATTAGCTTTTCGATCGTCTCTTCGGATAGGTCGCCCTCTTCACTCGTGATTTTACCCCAGTCAAGAAAATCCCCTACAGCCTCAAAGGTGTCTTTGTCAAGTCCAGCGGAAGCAAAACTGTGTTTAACCTGCTCACGAGCAAGTTTCTGGCGTTCCTTGCGGAGCTTTTCTTCAGCCTCCGCAAGGGCTTTCGTTGCCTCATCGTCCTTGCCTTCATCAGCAGGCTTTGGGGCGGCTGGGTTTTCAACCGGCTTGGTCGAGATTTCCGGCGTCGGGGCAGAGGTCGGAGCCGGTGTAGAGGGGGCGGGAGTCGCCTGAATCTCTTCCTTCGAGGCTTCTTCTGCGTGCGCTGCAGCCGTAGCTGGGGCTGTTGCGGCTTCCTCTTTGGTGTCTTCCTTGATTGCCGCCGCCAAAAGCGACACGAGCTTGTCAAGGGATGATTGGTTGGCCATTTAAACGTCTCCTATGGTCCAAATTCGATAGCTTCCAGGGAGGCTTTCTCGTTAACGTTGACAAGCGAACGGCCGTACTCCGGGTGGTCAATAACCTTGTACCGGCTCCGCTTCAGGTCGAACCCACGTGTGGAGCCTGCCGCCTCGTTGTAGAAAACCTCCAGGTCTTCCATATTGATTAGATTACCAGGATCGAAAAGCTGGTCCCCGACCTTGTAAACCTCCGCTACCTCACAGTTACAGAGATTATGGATCGGCATCAGGTCACCATGCGAGTACATATTAGTGCTGGCGACAATACACAGGCCGCACGACTGTCCGGACTCGGACAGCTCCGGGTGCACAATACGACGGTAGCCCACCACCTTCGACTTTGGTAGCTTGTCCATTGCTACGTGGTGTGTGTTGCGTGACGCGGACTGGATGTCGTGCGACACCATGCGCTCTGCACGCTCCTCCACCTTCTGCTCGGCGTAGCGCTCGATCACCCGATCCACCTCCGCTGGGGTGAGGGCAACCAACGCCTGGGGCTCCTCTACTGGCCTAGCCCCGGCGGAATCCTTATCGGTTCCCCGAACATTTTCATCGACATCCCGCCCTCCGCCAGCGGGCTCGTCCACGGCTGGCTCCACGGTGCCAAGGGCCGCTCCGCCTCGCGGAGCAACCTTAACTGGCGTCGACGTGCGCGGTCTTTTTGGGTTTTCTCGGCCCTCTGTTTTGCGGGCTTCTTGCTCTGCTTTGGCGAAGGCTTTCTTCCACGTTTCATCATAATTCCCATCAGGTTCAACCGCGTCCTCGGAAATCCGCTCTGGTCGAGCAATCGGCAGCAACCCCTGTGTCTCGAACTCCTCGACAAGGGTTTTGATCGGCGCGGAGTCTGGTTTCAGTTCGCGGTTCTTCTTGTATTCGTTGGCCAGCCGCTCGTAGGCATCTTCGAGGCTGCTTCCTCGGGTGGACCTTACCTCCAGGGGATACTCGCTCTCATCCGGTACGGAGCCGGGCAGTGGAATACCCATGATGGCAGAGCGCTCACGAACCCCGGCCCACGTCACAATCTGCGACTGGCGGATACCCATGCGCACAATGGTGGCTGCCTGTCTGGCAAACAGTTTCACCCCCGCTTCGGTCGTAAAATCCGCGGCGCGCAGGAGAGCCACAACCTGCATGGTGACGGCGTCAGTGAGGGCTTTTTTACCGGCGGCCACAGCAGTCACGATTCCGGCTATCTTGGCGATGTTGGCCTGCTCGACCTGCGCAGAGGTCAACTCTTGGCCGGGGATGGTAATCGGGTAGTCGTAGACAGACCGGGCCGGGGGTAGGGTTTGTGCTGTTACTGGCATTACTCGGCCCCCGCCTCAGCCTTACCGGCGAGCTGGTCTTGCTGCTTCTGCGACTCCGACTTGGCCGGTGTTAGGTTCGTAGCTTGGGTTGCTTTGGCCTTGGCCAGCGGGGTCATAGTGCCAATGGCGGAGGTAAGGGTTTGCGACAACATCTCCTCAATCCGCTCATTCTCGGCGCGGCGAATCTCGCTTGGTGTCATGAACGCACCCTCACGTAGCGCCGTGCGCAGGGACACGCCTGCACCAACAAGGGAGGTGACGGCGGCAGTCTTCTCGGCCAGGGTGTAGGTCTGGATCGGCCCCCAAATAACCTCTAGGGAGTCCTCCTCCGCGCGGTCCTTTTCGCCGTTGACCCCCAATAGGATTGAAATATGGCGTTTCCACGCGGCGCCAAACCGACGTCGCCGATCCTCGACCTTGGCGATACTGTTTTCCTTCTGCGCGTTGGCACCCTGCGCGGACTGGTTGAGGCTGTCGGAGAAGTAGGACATCGGCGTGTAGGTCACCGACGCCAAGTCCTGGATGTCCTTGGACACCGAGTTTAGTATCTCCTGGAAACTTGTTGGCGAGGATTCCCAAATCTCGGCCCCCTCCGGTAGCATCCATAGTGCGGCGGGGCTGGCTTCGAACATGTCGGAGTAGTCGATCTCTTGGCCGAACTCGTCTCGACGGCGGAAGTTACCCTTAACCCCGCGCTGGCGGAACGCTTGCATGGTGGCAATAACCGTGCGCTGCAGGGTCATGTGGTTGATGCGGTCGATGATCGAAAAATGATCCTCGAACTCGTTTTTGCCATCCTTGTTGGTGATGGCCGTCACCGGCACTCGCTCTTGGTCGACAATGCGTTCCTTCCACCACACCCAGTCCTGCATGACGCCGTACCGGTTGAAAGGAACCTCAGAATCATACTGGGTAAGGCGCAGCGAGAAACCGCGCGCCACCTGCGACTGCTGCTGTTTGTCGTCAAACTCACGTGTTGCCACGAACATGTGGCAGCGGCCTGTGGCCTCACCAGTGTCCTCGTCTGTTTCGCGTACAAACAGGTTGAGTACATCCCGCGACAGAACGCGGTCGCGCAGGAGCACCACGGCGGCAACCGGCTCACCAAACACGTCGGTCATGACGGCTGCGTTCGACGGCGGCAGAACCTTCTGGCGCTTTGAGCCAGGGTCAACGTAAAGGTAGGCGCTGCGGTACGCGCAGGCCAGGGTCATGGCCTCCTGGGCCTTAATCCCCATCGCATCCCGCTCGAACAGGCGTTCAACAACCTCGTCGCCGGTCTCCCCGGAAGACAGCGCAGAGCGGAAGCCAAGGATACCGAGGCGGTCTGTGGTGGCGGAAACAATCAGCTTAGCCCAGTTGGTTTGGCTGATTTCGCGCAGCTCCTGCAAACCCTCGAACTGCTTTTCCTCCTCCGGTTCGTACTCGGTGCCAACGGGGTCGCCGGACATGTAGGACTCCGCCTGCTCAATGAAACCCCAGCGCTGCTTAATCTCGTTGAGTAGCGAATAGGCGTAGTAGTCCGGGTGGGTTACATCGTCTGTGTTTTCAATGTCGTCTCCGGGTTTAATCGCAAACAATGGCGCTCCTACCTAAGTCGTTGCGGGGCGTCATAAAACTCCCCAGGGTCTTCCTTCTGCTCCGCACCCTTCGCCAGTGCGTGCATCCGCGCGGCCCAGCTGAGAACCGCGGCCATTGCGGCGTCGTATTTTCGTTTCTTGTTCAGTTTAACAAGCCGGTACTTTTGCAGACCCTCGTCGTCATACTGCGAAAGCATGTTTTTCCCGGCGTTGCCGACGTGCCTCACCAAATCAGGGTTACCGTCGTGAGCAAGGTCACCTGACTCAATCGCCTCGTTGTAGGCTCGGAGTGCATAATACATGGGGTTGATGTTTTTGGTGTACCAAGAAATAACCCGCCCCTCCCAACGACCAGCCCAGATGGAGATTTGCTCCTGCCAGTACGGCGGGTCGCAGAACGCGAACTCGACGCGGTAGTCCTCGAAAATCGAGGTCATCACCTCGTCCACCTCGGAAACCGGCACCTCCCAGCCTTGGCCGTCCAGCTCCTCCTCATCAGGTCGCTCCCACAGGCCAGCAAGAATCTGAACTCCGCTGTCGATTTCGGTGACAACGATCGCTGTTGAGTCTTCACGGCGCGCGCCGTCGAAACCAACCACAACCTGGCTGCCAGGTTGGATGCGTAGAGTCGGGTCACCGAGGGCCCGGAACTTCTGCACGTCAAAGGCGGTTTGCGCGGACTGAACCCAGCGGTTGCACCACACTCGCTCCAGATAGGAGCGGTCGGCACCCGCCTCGTCCCACATGGCGGCGGTCGGGATCGGGTCGCGAAAACCGAAGACTTCCTCGCCGGACGCCTCCTTCAACGCGCGCAGGCGATCACCCATAGTGTCGAACTTGGCGTTCGCATCGCTGGTTTGCCGGTGGTAAAAGAACGTGCGAGCCTCATCCGACTTGACTTTACCGGCGGCCATGCGCAGGCCCTGTTGATACTGGTCACGCGCAATAGACGGCTCGGCGGGGTCACCGGCGGTGGTACAAGTCAACTGCCAGGCGTCGTCCATTTTACGCTTCGGCAGGTTGTTTTTCATCGTGGCATACGACTTGCGGTGCCGGTCCTCATACAGGCGGTGCGGCTCGTCAATGCACTGGAATGTCGGCTTCTTACCGTCCAGCGCGTTCGGGTTGGGTGCGACGGGGAGGATACGCGAGTCCGCTTCGCCTTGGATTTGAATCCGCTCGTTTGTTACGTCAAACAGACCAGCATCGTCAATGAGGCTGGCGATTTCTTTCGCCGCACCGTAGGCCAGGTCGTCCAACATGTCCTTTGTCGGCGCCAACATGGGAATGTACGGCGACACGACGGATCGGCCAGGCGCGAGTCCGCCGGGTGCTTTCGGATCGTAGCCGTTGAAACGGATCGGCGCGTCCGGGTGTAGTTCCACCAACGCAATTAGCGCCATGAACTCGGTCTTGGCGGCACCCTTCGGCAGGGAGACATTGACCTCTGTGAAGTGGCGGCGACCGGACATGTCCATGTCGATGTCTCCGAACTTCAGGTGGTACCCGTCGGGAAAATGCTCATAAGCGCGCATCAACAGGTAGCGGAAGTCGTCACGAACCTTATACGGCTCACCCTTTAGCGGACCTGGACCATAAACAAACCGGTCCTCCAAAAACTCGATGATCTGCGGTCCAAGGGACGGCCAAATATCCAGGGTGCCGTCCGGCAGCGTCTCAAGCTGCGGCACAATAATTTCCATCTAAACCCCGAAACCACCCCTACGCATCCGCGAGCGTTTACGGCTGCGGGCCGACCTATGGAAATCATTTGGGTCTTCCGCGGCGGAATTGTATTCGCGGGTTTTAGCGGAATGATGCATGAAACACAGAAGCTGCAGGTTGCTGATTAGGTTTGCCTGCCAGCGCTCGTGCGGCTGGAATTCCGCCAGCTCAACAATATGGTCGACCTCGGTACCAGGCTCCCCGCACACAGCACAGCGACCCCCGTACAGGTCAATCACCTGCCGTCGAATCGCGGCGGTGAAGTCCCCTTGTCGGCGCTTGACTTGGTGTTCCGCGCAGCGTGATTTACCCGGCAGGGCTGCATTAGTGCAGGCCCGATACCGGGGCTCCTCAGTAAACCACGAACAAAACCGCATTTAGCGCTTCTTGGCTCGAGACCCGGTCTTGGCGGAAGAGGACTTCTTCTGTCCGCCTTTTTGTCCCCATGTCTTTTTCTTCTGCGCACGAGCTACCGCGTTTTTCGGCTCGAAGTTGTGCCCCCATTTGCCGCCGCCGAGGCCGTTGCCTTTTGTGCGGGTGGTTAGTCGTCGTGATTTTCGTCCTGCTTTGGCCATAGAAAAACTCCTAGATAGTGGTTACATCCATTCTATCTAGGAGTGAGAATTACCAGCCCTCGGGGAAGAACTGCGCTAGGTTCGGTGGCTCATAGTGGGGGCCTTTGCCGACTTTCCCACCAGGGAGAACCTTGTTGTCGATGAGTTTGGTCTGGTTGCTGCGTACAATCTCCCAAAACGCTGGCTCCACCTTGTCGGTGAGACCGGCCTTGGCGGCCAGCCCGAAAAGAGTGAACAGCACATCGGCGATGCCGTCGAGGAGTTCAACCCGGTCATCCTCCAGGCTCATCGCGGCCAGCTCAACCTCGTTGACTTCCTCACGCAGGAAATCCACGGCCTGGCGGCAGTGTGGGAGTTCATCCCATTTTAGGTTGTAGGGGTCGAGTTGACCAGCCTGGGTATTCCACCGTTCCACAGCACGAACCGCGCTCGTGAGGTCTGGGTCTCGTCTTCCTTCCCTCTCGTTAGGCAAGGCAGGCTCAGGAGAGTCTTTTTCGCCGGAGGACGCAGAGGAATGCTCGACGCCAAGGAACTTGGAAAGCTTCTTGTTGACTGCAACAGGCCCGTCGTCGGTAATGACGGTGACAACATGCTCTGCCTTCTCCGGGTCCGTGAGGCTCACGACAACTAGAACCGTGTCCGCGTGCAGGACCCTCTTAAGCGCCTTGGCTCCCTTCTCCTCTGTCACTGGATGATAGAGCCTGTTCTTGACTGTAATGGTCGGTTTGCCGAACGATTCGGCCTCCTTGCTTCGACCGAAAACCCACCTGCTGGGGTCACCGAGCCACATAAGAATGGCCTTCTTGTCGTTGTGGCGCATGTTCATGAGCTCGGTCATGTTGACCTCGTCTGGGTGGGTCTCCGTCATGACTTTTTCAGCTAACTCGCCGAAAACCTCCGGGCAAACTTCGTTCAGGCGGAGGAGAATACCGCGCGCCACCGCCTGGAATTCCGCGTCGACGTCCGGCTGGGTGCGGCGCGTCAGCACTTCTAGCCAGGCGCGGAAGTTACCGGAAACAACCATCGACACTGAGGTCGAGTTAGGCAGGATCGAGCGGGCAGCTTCCTTGGCTTTCTTGCCGGTCACGCCCTTAGACTCTAGGGCTTCCTTGATTCGACGGTAGGCTTCACGAATCTCGGCTTCCACTTCGAAAATACCTGTCTCAACCAGCTCCTCGTCAGTCAGAACCTCTAGGGCAGGCGGCAAAACAAACTCGGCATTCTCGGAGTCCACGAACCGCTGTGATTCCACAGAAAACGACAGATGGCGGTGCCGGGTGATCTCCGCCAGGAACGCGCGGGTAACACCCTCCAACAGGAACGATGCGGACGCGTGCTCCAGGATACTGTAGTGCTTCTTGTCGTGCACCGTGGAGTGGATGTACTTTTCTGGCGTGTTGGTTGCCTCGTTGGGCCGATGGAAGCTCTGATAGCAGTTGCGTCCCGCGAACTCAATTAGTGAGGCCGCCTGGGTTTCACCTCCAACCGCTGGCATCTTCTTCTGCAGGAGTTCCCGGAAAACCGAAGATAAACCGGTGCTGGCGATCAGGGTTACTTTAGGCATTTCCTTCTCCTTCAATGGACTCAGCAAGCACTTCGTCGTCAGAGGCGTCGATAATTCGATTCGGGTCAATGTCACCAAGCCCCTGATCCTGCAGCATCTGCTGGCCAATAATCGCCAAAGTCGACCCAAGACCAATCTGGTCCTCAAAACCAACAGAGTGAGCGGCTAGGCTGTCCGAATCCGGTTCATCGCCCTGCGTCATGACAATGATGGCGACCGCGACTTTATCCTCTCCGGTCTCCGCTTTGAGTTGGGTGTGCACACCTCGTGTGATTTCCTCTAGGCTCATTGCCCTAGTCCTTTCTTGACTTCTCAATAAGGTCGTACTCTTCATCGGCCAGGCGAACAAGCATCACTACCGCTGTTCCCCGCAGCGCGAGCAGGCGTCCAATTTCGGCTTGCCTTTGCCGCGCTTCCGGGCATTTCCTGGCCTTCGCTAGGTCATCTTTCCAGTTTTTCTCCTCGTAGTCAAGCGTTGCGAAGAAAACCCCTTTCGGCGAGCCGCCTTGAACCTCTTCCGGCTCCTCAAGCTCCTCCGGTTTGAAAAACCACTCACCGAGCTCCTTATCCAGGGCCGCTGCCTGGGTTTCAGTAACCCGGACAACCGCTTCGAGTTCTTCCCGGTCGAGTTTCTTCAGTTGTTCGTCTGTGACCTGCAACGGGTCGAAAGCTGTGGTCATTCAAATCCCTCCTCAACCAGCATCTGTCCCTTCATAACGAGCGGGGCTAGACGCCAAAAAACTTCATCGCTGATTTCTCCTGTAGCCAGGAAACCCTTGATTTTCGGCTCCATTTCGTCAAAAGAGTCGAACATCACAGATTCCCAGATGACAACTCTTACCCTGTCGTCTACCTCATACCGGCTCAGGTCGAGTACTCCGCGGATGGCTCGCCTAATCCCTGCCTGTGTTGCGTTGTGAAAGCGCATCGACTAGCTCCTTATGACAACTTCTCGGCTTCAGTGATCTGCTGGATGCCGTCAAGAAGAACAAGAGAAGCTGTTATAGAGATGAGCCCGCGGTCGGACCACTGCTCGACCGCCTCCGAAAGCTCTTCCCCAGAGGAACCCCTTAGAACCATGTCCTCTATGTCGTCGGCAGCGTCTTGGGATATATTCTTCTCTTTGTCTAGAGACCGAATGCTATCAACAAGAGCCGTTTTTGCGAAGCTTAGTCGATCCGGCCTAAGGATTGGTTTACAAGCCGCTTCTCTTGCCAGTACGTCAACAGCGAGAGTGGCGTAGCCAATGGTGTCCAGCATGTCGTCTGTAGGGTCGCCATGCTCAGCCCAGCGTCCGCGCTGTGCGCGTGCCACCTTAAACAACACCATCATTTGCGCCACCTGCTCTGGCGTCAACTGAACCCGCGAGGTTTTGTAGTCTTGGGAATGACCGTTGATGCCGTGCAGAAAAGCATTCCAGTAGTCGGCGATTAGCTGCAAAGTGTCGCTGGCCTCGCCGTACTGACTATGGCGGTCGTCGAGGATTTCGGTTACCTGTTCTTTAGCGCTCATTTCGTGACCCCTTCTTCCTTCTCAAAAAGCTTCACGGCTTCCGCGGCGGTGAGGCTTTCAACCCGAAGCACACACCGAGTCAAAGCGACGATTTTCAACGATCCGCAAGAAACATCGTCCAGGGCTTTAGTGAAGGAAATCGAGGAGGATCGGTCGGGAAACTGAATGTCCACGGACTTCACGTCATAGGAGCGAATAAGACCGTCAACCCCCGCCTGCTTCGCTGCCTTAGCCACGCAGTTGGAAAGAGTGAAGCTTTGCTTCTTGGACGCGAATGTTCCCTGATACACGAAGTCTTTGATTTCACACAAAACCTCGTCCAGTTGGGAAGCCATGAGGCGAACAACGATGTCCAGCTGCCTCAGTCCGACACGGTGGTCCTGGTTTTTCGGCAGGGTTACGACAGCCTCGTTACTGTCTCGGTAGTGCCCCGCCAGGATGCGGCCGTCCAGTAGGCGGTCTGTCAGGGAAAGAGCCCGCGCTTCAAGGACTTCGAGGGTGGATAGCGCCGAATGGGTGGTGATCGTGTCCGACCCAATTCGACTGTTGGCGGATGGCTTGTTGAGGGTGAACCGGCTGTCTGGGATTTCCTTCCAGCTAGCAATAAAAGCGGTGTTTTTCACCTCCGTCACTGGCATGTGGTCCTTGACCTCCATGCGGATGGTGGCCTCCTCCAGTGAAAGACCAGGGCTCATCCACTTCACAACCCGCTCCTCAAGAGGAACCAAGTCGTTGGGATTCATGGATTGAATGAGCTCGACCACCTTAATTATCTGGTCGATGGTTTCCCGCTCGGATTGCGGCGGGGTGAAGAGGAAAACGTCCCCTTCTTTGACAGACACCTCTTTACTGGCGTTCTCGATGTAACACAACATGTATCAAAACTCCTTTCTGAGTCGTTTAAACCGTATCTAATGCGCCAAGGGTTGTCAAGGCATCCGCTCTTTTCTGCTGGCCATATCACACGACCCCTCTAAGCGTCAATGTGTTCTTGATCACACGTCAGACAACCTATAGCTCGACAGGTAGCAGATGTGTCTATTAATAGGCTGTGACGAAAATAGTGACGAAACTAAATGAAAACGACTCCCAATAAGTTGCGTTTTAATGCAATTCGCAAAATCGGCGCCTGTGATCCCCTCTGAGCGATTTGGTCCCCTTCTGGGCTGGTGTACCCCTCGAAGCTATGAGTTAGGCCGTCAGAAAGGACGTGAGGGGGTGTTCGAATAGAACCGAGCTGCGGTTTTGTTTTGAGCCGAGGGGTTTGACCTGCGGCTTAAGTCCATCTTCAAAGTCGTGGTAGCACATCCGATTTCGTCCGTTATCATCTCGTTATAGAACGGTGTTCAAATTGCTGCAGGTTTGCTTTTTACCCTCTGACCATAGTGAACTTAAATCGAAATTTCGGGGGTAAATAGAAGGGGTAGTTCACCTTATCAGGTTTGATAACTAGTAGAAAATCGGTGTTCAATTTCTATTTGTGCTGGTCAGAGCGATTTAAAAATTAGAACACCCCTTAGGGAATTAGTTGATTCGAACCCATTAATTCTATTTTCCCAGGTCGCACTCTCGAACAAACTTTCGATCAGCATTCTGTATGTGTTTTCTAAGGATTTTCTTAGGATTAGACAGGGTATTTTCTTATGTGGTACATGTCACACCGACTTCGGTTTTTTTGCGTTCAAGCAATCGGGGGTAGAAATTGACCTTGCGCCGCAGGTCAGAGGCGGCTTCAAACGTGATAATCTTTTGCATGAACTTAAAAGTTCAATGCGTTGAACTTTAAAACCACACAATCGGGCACTCGAAGAGGGCTCTTTTATCAGCTGAGTCATCGGTGATAGGTGACCCCTTCTAAATCGAGCTGCAAGGCCCCTCTCGCTTGAGAACATATAGCCTTCGGGTATCGGTGGCCTATGGGGGTTTTCAGGCCGTCACAGAAGCTGTCAGGTGCCGTCTCGTGCGTCCGCTGAGTTCATGGCATCCGCTCGGGTGATTTTCGAGCCCGGAGAAGAGGGCTTGGTTAGGCAAGGCTAACCTAACAAGACTTTTATGATCTATATAAGGAACCGCGCGCGAGGAAAAGAACTGGAGACTCTGACCTGCGGAAACGCTATATGGCTTCCGCTGGAGGCGGTTTTGGGAGGGGCGGGACCTGGCTTTCAAGGCTCTCAGGCCAGGAAAATCGCGGTTTTGAGGCCGATCTGAGCGTTTTTGGGGTCGTTTGAGGGCCGGGGCTGGCTTCCGCGGTTGGAACCTTGCAGGTGGGCCGGTTGTAGCGAGCAAGATTTCCCTGTAACCAGAAAAATAAAAACCTCTCTGACCAGCGGTTTTGTAAAACTGGTATACACTGTTTCCGCTGGTCAGAGGGGGTTTTGGTGTTTTTTGTAGTCATATTCAGGGGGGTCGTTTCAAGCTGGCTAATATAAACCCTCAAACAAGATTTTGTGAGGTAAGTCACAAAGAGGTTTTTTCTCATATGTGGACTTTGAAAAATCACCTGAATAACTTGAATCAAAGGGCTAAAAACATAGGCTGACCTGCTGAAAGGCCTATACCAAAAGTGGGATTGGCAAAAATGGATAGATAAAAACCCCAGGAGCTAGAAAATCTTAAGTGAATCAAGTCTGGATGTGTCCTGGTTAACACTATGATAGCAAATCTGAAGCCCCCCTAGATTAAACTATATACTATATACAATATATATATTAACTTAAAAAATAATAATAAATATATAAATATAATAATTTTCCAACCCCCTCCAACTTAGGCTAGCCTATCCTAAGTTATCAAGTTTGAAGTGGGGTTTGACCTGCATTTATAACCTTTTCTTTCGGTTTTCGTCCGTTTCGCAGGCACTCTCCAGCTGGCGTTTTTTCTCTCAGGATTTGCAGTGAATATGCTACTTTGTGGCCTGGGTCACTTATTTTCTCTCAGATTCGGGGTGGTAGCAAAGAGCGGAAACTATATCTGACCAGCGGGTTTGTTGTTCGCCTATACGCGTGCGGGTGCGTGCCCAGGCGCCAAACCGGGGCTTGGAGGGGGCTCGAAAACGTGAACAGTGTTCACTAATTTGGTTGATTTTTAATGCAACTCGTTAACCTGTTGTTAACCTAGCACATCTGCGACCAAAAATGCGCAGGTCAGAAAGTTTGACGATTTTCAAACAATAAGGTACCTTCAGGCTGCACACCGTTCAAGTATTGTGACCTGGACCACTAAACACCGTTTTTGAACAGTGTTCAGGCAAATGTCACGAAATGGTCACGAAATGATAAGAATTTCTTAGGTTTGGAGGTGGAGTGACTGACGCCACACTTGATTGGGGGTATTTTTGGGGTGTAGGCATAAAAATAGACCCTCCGAAGAGGGTCGAGACTGGAGGTAAAAGAGAAAAGGCGGACTCTATAAGACCGCGCGGGCTGCGAAAGTCGAGTACGCCTGCCGGATCGCGGAATCCCGGACGGCAACAAGTAGTTGGTCGCGTTCTGACTGTGTACCACGCAGGTCCAGCTCGTGCGTGTAGACGCGGCACTGGTTCTGATGGGTCTGGATCAACCCGCGGGCTTCGGGGATGGCCGCGCAGAAGTCGCTGCCGAACGTGCGGTTGCCGGAGCCGACAATAAACACCGGCGTCGGGCCGAACGGCGGCTCGGAGGTGGGCCACAATTTTTGTGATGCGAGGACTTTACGGAAACACGTCGGAACCATCGGGCCTTTGACGCGGCTGCCGTCCTCCAGGGTGACGAACTGGCCGTAACTGGGTACAACCAGCACAACTGTGTCCGGGTCGAACTCCGCGGGGGTGTTGGTGTTGTACACGTCCACCTCGTGCTGCGGGCTACTGGGGGTTGGTGCATGACGCAGGCTGTCGTAGACGGAGGTGACCGTCACAGGCGTGCCGTGCGCACCCGCGTCGGGTGTGAGACGGTGCTCCGTGTACTTGACTAGGCAGCGGCTTAGGGGGTTTTTCGCGTAGGCGAGGCGGCTGGCCAGGTCTTTAGCAACGAAAGCGGAATTGTTGTTGAGGCTGACGGCGTGGATGTGAACCACTGGCGCCACAGACTCGTAGTGGCGGATGACGGGAACAGGCATTTCTTCTCCTTTTCAAGGACGGGGTTTGAAGGGTCTCAAGTTAAGAATACCCCGACTTTTAGGCCGGGGTTGGTGTTTAGGGTTACTTCGGGTGGACGGCGATTTGGAAAACAACTTCAACAAGGACAATGAACAGAACGACCTTGACGACGTCGGCTACTTCAAGTAGTCCCATCGCTCCTCCTTGTTCTTAGCCTCGGTTTCCACCCCGACGACAAACAATTCGAAGCCCTCTCCGTAGAAGCCGTTATCCTCGTAGCCTGCAAGGGTGAGGATTTCCTCTGCCTTGGTGCTGGATTCGGTGTAGACGAAAATCTGCACTTTTTCATTGCAGTCGCCGATGTCCGGGTTTGAGTGGTAGTTGTCGGTGACCCAGCGGACGTCAGTGATTGCGTTGTTGGTGGCAGCGATCTTCTCAATCCACCAGTTGCCAGTCACACACCCGCCACAGCCTTCGTTGGGGACGACATAGACGGTAGTTCCGTCGTCCAGGACGAGAGCGGAGGTATCCAAGCCGCCGAAGTAGTTTTTGTCGCCTGGTCGAACATCAACAATGCGGCGACCAAACAGAAGCTCTTTTAGCGTTTTCGCGCTCAGTTCGTCGTAGCCGAGCTCTTTGTCATAGCTGTCTTGGTATTGGTCGAACATCACGCATCTTCGTTCGGTTCAGGGGTGAGGGTGATGGTCGGGATTTCACGTGGGAGGTCTTTGGCGTCTGGTTTGGCATGGACCCCGGCACGGCGGTGAGCCCAGTCGCAGTCCACGGCCTGCAGCTGGAACTTGTTCGGGTCGAAACTGGACTCTGAGGTACTGTCGAACTCGTCGAACAGGACGCAGGTTACTTCGGAGCCGTCTTCGAGTTTGACGTCTTGGGTTTTGGTTTGAGGCTCTACGGGGGTGTCGGTGTTTGCGGCGCACCCGGCCAAGGCCAGAACAGCGGCTGCGGCCACCGCGGCTGCGGCACCCATCTTGGTGACGGCGTAGCCGATTTTGGAGGTCTTGGTTGGGTTGGTGGTGTGACGCGGCTGGTAGTCATGGCCTTTGAAACGGCTGGGGTGCTGTTGTGCTGAGTTAAGACGGTGAGTCATAGCTTAAACCTGCTTTCTCGATTTTCTTGTTCAGTGCCTGGGTGCGGTCCGCCACATATTGTAGGGCGTTCTGGGTTTGTGCCTGCTTCTGCAACGAGCGGATGTCCTGTATCTCCGACAGCATGTCGAATTTGACGCGATCCAACTCCAGGGCCTTGCGTAGACTGTCGGCGCTGATTTCAGCGGGCCGGGTACAGTCGTCCGCGGTTGTATTGGGGTCCGTGAACTCAAGGTACGGGCCGACCAGCGCGGCCTCAATGGCGGCGCGGAGATCGTTGTACGGCATTTCAATGTCTTTGAGGCGGACGGACACCTCCATTGTTACGGAGCCGTTTTGGATGATGTCGTCCACGAGTTTACGCGGAGCGTGCTGGCCTGGTGGTAGGGTTTCGGGGAAACCCGCGTCCCAGCGTGCCTGTGCCAGTTTACCGGCGGTTTCCCGGTCGAAGAATATACTCATCTTGTCCTCTTTCTAGGGTTTGAGCTTGGTGGCTTGGAGGTGGACTATATCGCGCAGGGGCTTGGTTTGGTTACGGCACCGATACTGCGGCAGCGGTGACGCATCGACATCAGGGACGCATACGCATGGAATTTCACGCGCAGCTGCTTTAGTTGTTCATGACTGATATCGAAGCCCCCGTTCTGGTTATCGAAAATGATGAGGGTGTCGAGCAGATCGCCACCGGTCTTGTCGGCCAGGCGTTTAAAATCCGCGTCGGTGGCAGCGCATAGTTCCTTGGTCACCAGGTGGCCAACGGTGGCGCCTTTAAGGTTTTTTAGAGCGGGAAGTGCTTGTGACCCGTACCACATCGTCTGGTTGTCGGGGCCGGTGAGCGCAATACGATGGTTGTTATCGTCCACGGCAATCACGGTACATTCGTGCGGTCGGCCTGTCTTGCTGACGAAGATGACTCGCTCACCTCGGCGGATGCCGAGGTCTTCAGCCTTGGCTGTTGTTTCCATTCCTCCTCCTCAGAAGGTCTCTTTAGCGTTGTTTAACACCCTCTTGGTTTTCTTAATGTCTATCTTATCGGCCTTGTCGCCGACAAACAAGTCAATGTCGGGGCTGTGCCCGAAAAACAACTCCTCTGGGGTGGCTAAAGAAAACTTCGGAGGTCGGCGTGGCGGAGGTCTTCTGTTCATGCTTCTAGTCTATCGGGGTCGGTGTGGTCCCCGGTTGGATGAAGAAGGGGTGCTATGGATTCAGCGGCGGCACAACGGTGTCGGGCTTGCCCGCGATCATTTCGTGCAACGGGAAGCTTGACAGAGGTGCGCCGGTCGGATGCAGGGCCGGAATGTGTTGGATGACGGCGTGGGCCAGGACATCCAGGTAGGAGACAATGGTTAGGAGGATCATTAGAAGGCTTCTTTCATTTCGTCGAGGAGTCCGATAGCGGTGGTAACGCCATCAATGTCAATGAGTGTTCCGGGGATTTCCTGGCCTAGCCCTCGGGTTGCCTCGTTGATCAGCTCATACTGCTGTTCAACGAAATTGCGGCCCCAGTTGAGGGTACCGAATTGCTGGGTGGCTTCCGCGGTGGCGTGCAGCGGCAAGGGGTTGCGTGCATACGCGAAGTCGATGGCCGCCGAGCCGTCGAGACGGTTGAAGAATGTTAAGGTGGAGCCCAGGCTGATTTCTGCCGCGCGTACCGGGGTTTTCGGAGTTATGAGGGCTCGGTATGCGCCTTGAACGTGGCGGGTTTCATCATCCAAGCAGGTGATGGTGGCGTCCGCCATGATGCAACCAGTGAAGACAGTGAAGTTTTCGTCCGGCTGCTGTAGGGAGCCGATTTTGGAGTTCGTGGCCAGGGTTTTGTCTAGGCGGGTTCGGTATAGGTCACATTCCAACAGAAAAGACCGACTGATGCGTGAGGTTGCGCCGATCACGAGGGTCTTCTCCAGCACGGAGCCGGTGACTGGGATGTAGCGGTCCACAGTGGACTTGCGCAGCCAACTGTTTTCAACCTTGGTTTCCCGGTAGACAGTTGAATATTCGAGTTCCGAACTTAGGATGAAGGATTCGACGCCGACGTAGCTTGAGCTGATGGTGGAGCCAATAATGAGGGTGCCTTCCTCAATCAGGGTGCCGCCGTTGATGGTTGATCCAACAATGACTGCTCCCGGTTCGACAGTGGAATCCTCGTCGACGATCCCGCCGATGATGTAGCCTTCCTCGTCTCTCGGCATGTTGAAGACCTTGAATTCATCTGGGAGCTTGCGCCAGATGTTTTTAGTCGCCTCTACGTACTCGTTTTCCGTGTACCTGAGTGTTCTCATGTGTAGTCCTCCTCTGGACTTTGGTTCTGGTGGGCACTTTTTGTGCTCGAAGAATAGTTTAGACGACAGAGAGGAGAGATGTCAACCCCTTGGGTTGGTCGTGTTCGGCGTTTATTTGTGTTTAAACGGCGAATAGGGTAGGTTAGTCGGTGAAAGGAGGCCAAAGATGATTGGTCATGTTGTCAGTAAGAAGGAAACGCCTGAAGAGTGGGCCAAGTTCGCGAGGTTGTGGGGTGAATACTACGAACGTGGGTTACACCGACGCTACACGCAATACAACAGCCGCGAGGCGCAGGACGCAGAGAAGCTAGGTGTTTACCGATGGGTTAATGACGGGGAGGAACGCACCCTCGGCGGATTCCTGGTCGGGGATGTTGGTGTTGTTGGCAATCCGTACATCGACGATAAAACAATCGTGGTGAACAGCGACATCGTCGGCAAGCCCGGAGCCGACGCGGGGGCTATCAGGAGAAGCTGGATCGAAAACTCCGAGCTTTACATGGTCGATGAGATAAACAAATGCATTGTTTACCGAAGCCGCCTCAAGGACAAAACCAAGGCCGAGTGGTGCGAGATTGTGGAGAGTCTGGTTTTGTTTGACACCGACCTACAGCAGTGCTTCCTGCACCAGTCAAAGATCGAAGGGGTCAAAGCCGAACAAACCGAATTTCGTCAAAGCTTCGTTCAGTCCTCTGAGCTGGAAAACTCCTCTCTGGAGGGGTGCTCTGTGCTTCTATCTGACGTATCGGATGTTTGGGGTAACGGGATGTTGTCGTCCCCTTGCGTCGTCATGGGAGCTCGCCTGTACCCGGAGAAGAGTTCTTCAGGGGCGATGGCTGGCCAGGTGATGCTCAGAGCGGGAACCTCCATCATTGAGTCGCCCTTCGGCAATGACGATAGCGAACTTTCGGAGCTGTCTCTAGCTGGTTGTGTCCCGTCAGGGCTTTTCCGCCCAGAAGGAAGTCTGTTTACCATTTCAGCTAATGGACACCAGGCGGTTTTCGGACTTGATCTTGACAAAGGTGAGATTCGACTAGGCGTTGACGAGGGTGCTCCGGACTGGTTCTGGGGTAAAGCGAACGAGGTTGTTGGAGCCATACGCTCGAACGTCGCTGCCACCAAGAGTCTAAGCGGGTACGACTACACCAACGAAAAGATGCAAATCAAACAAGAGCGGCTGCGAGGAGAACTCGGGGAAGCCGTGAAGGAAGTGAGAGAATGGGTCGAAAACCATTCTTGACCTGGTTGCGCCTGGCGGGTTGAGGGTGTATAAAGTAGTTAGGTTCTAGAGGGGCAGAAACCCGGCATATCGGCCGGGTTTTGTTTTGTCTTAACGACCCCCAGGCGCCGTAGCCCTCCTGGGGTCCGGTCCTGGCTGTCTTGGGGTCACCTTCGGTGCCTTACGAGGGCCAGGCCGCATGTTTAGAAGTTTAGTGAGTCCGGGGAGCCTCGGCGGTAAGCCTTGTCGGGGGCAAGGTGTCCGCCTTGATGTCTTAATTGTAACACGGGTCAAGAAAACCCCCAGCCAAAGTGCCCGTACCGGGGGTTCAACAAGAAGCACGCAAGTGATTCTTACCATAACAAAGGTTGCTGAGGGAATCAGTCCCCGCAGGTCTGATTGTAGCATAGTGGTGGTGTGGTGTCAATTTTTAAACCCCGGCGCGCTGTTTTGTAGTGGATGCAGGCGGCGTCCGGGGTCTCGGGGGTCACCCTAGTACTTCGGCGTCTATGGTGCCGGTGTGCCTAGAGTATAGCGCCTGCATCTCGTCGCGCACAACCTTGGCGGAGATTTTGGTAGGAGCAGCCGCACGGAGCTGATTGGTTCTTGTCGCGGCGGCCTCACCCTGCGCAACAGACCAGCGAAGTTGTTCGCGGGCCAACGGCGTCAGGCCGTACATTTTCAGAATCTCCTGGTGCGCCTTCTGCGCTTTGATGCGGTCCCCGAGTTTGTAGAACGGGTTCAGCGACTCCTGGAGGAGCGCGGCAGCCTGGTATAAGGTGTGGATGTCGCTGGCCAGCCACTCGCGGGTCATGGGAGACAGCCAGATCGAGTCCCACCAGTCCTGCACCGCCTTGAACCACTCGCCATCCGCGGGGTCGTCTTTGTCTGCGAGCGGGATGAAGTAGTCGTGGTAGTCGGGGAGAGGGGGGATGTCGCTCGGTGTGGCATCGACGGGGGTGAGTATCTTGACGGCGGCCTTCGCGCCTTTTTTGGACGGGCCACCAGCCTTGCGTGCGCCTCCACGTGCCATTTCAGACTTCCTTAAGGTTCGAGTTAGTGAGGTTTACTCACTGGTGATCTTGCACTGAGTGCAAAATTGCAGAGTGTGTGAAATTTTTGAGTAGTTAGTGTCATTTTTACACTAAGTCCAAATAATCCAGTATAAGCAGGGGTTTCGGGGATGTGTACCTAAGCCGGTTTTCTGAACTATCGCAGACTCCAAAGTGCAGCACCGGCCCGACCT